CCAGCATCATCACCGTTATAACCTTGTAAACCTTGAATACCGTCTGTACCTTGAACACCCTGGAATGCTTGAGGTCCTTGAATACCTTGTAAGCCTTGGATACCTTGTATACCTAAATCACCCTGTACGCCTTGAACACCTTGTGGTCCTCTTCGGCCTTGTAAACCTTGTATACCTAAATCACCCTGTACACCTTGAGTACCTTGTGGGCCAGCTTCTCCTTGGAAACCTCTAAAACCTCTTTCGCCCTGGATACCTTCGTTACCAATTGTTCCTTGAACACCTTGAGTACCTTGTATACCAGTAAAACCTTGAACACCTCTAAATGAACCAATATTTACCCAAGTCGCACCATCATAAATCCATAACTCATCATCTGTATTATCAATAACACCATCGCCCACAACTGCTGCAGGAAAGGCATTATTAAGAGTAAGTTGTTCGTCATTTGGTGGATCGACATTGACATCTGGCACAGCACCAATAATTGTAAAACCAGGTCCATAATCACCTTGGAGACCTTGTGTTCCCTGGGAACCAGTTGTACCTTGGAGACCTTGTGGGCCTGTTCCAGTTGTGAGCCAGTTTGTACCGTCGGAATATCTTAATTCTCCGTTATCGGCATAAACCAAAGCACCTTCAAACGGGGCTGGGTCCAACTGAATAGGAAACGTCTGCGGAATACCGTGACCGATAACAAGGTTCTTACCTGAAAGGGTTCCAAATCTACTTGACATTTAAAGTTTCTCCTGGGTTCATAGTCATCATTAATATATCTTATTTATGTTTTTTAGACAACATCATCTTCTTCGGACTGACCGAGGGTAAATGATAATGTACTGTGTACTGCTAAATCTGCTGAAGCTTTTGCCTCAAGTATATCCCCACTTTTTAGGAATTGACCATTCAGTGGAATTGGAATTGTATCATATGAAGGTACTGGCATATTTCTGATAATATAATAATTTAAGTTATCATCATATCTATATATTTGTACATCTACGTTTACAGTATTTGCCGACGTATTACAAAGAACCAAAGGAGAGATAACCTCACCTACACCAGGCTCTACTGTTGTACTACCACCAAATACCAATTCAGGAACTTCATAATTTGGTACATTAATAATTTCCTGCCAGTTCGTTGATAGAACTAGATTTACTGCAACCGGTTTAGCGTCCGGCGCTTGGGAGGTTGTAATTGTTACTATTGACATTTTCTTTTATCCTATTTTTAAATATTAGCTCTACTATTTGAGGCTCTTCTTGCAAGTTTTCTTACAGATGATGTAAATGGTCGTCCTTCAATTCTTCCTGTTCGACCATTAATTTTCAATCCTCTTGCAAAATATTGGTTATTCAATTCGTCAGCACCCGACCATCTAATTCTACCACCATCCTCATTTAGGACAGAAGCGATAGCCGATATTGCAGAACCTAAGTTTCTAAAGTTCAGAGGTAATGCATTTCTGTTAACACCTGCCGAAGCACCATTAAACTGGTGAGCAATTGACTCAACCAATGAACCGAATACCAGAGTACTAGGTCTTAATACATTGCCTTTAATACAATCATTAAATAAACCTTCAATCATCAAGCTATGTTCTGAGTTTGGAGAGTAATTATTAACAAGATTTGTTTTAATTCTATCCCAAGCCCCAGTAAATGCATCCAATAGGTCAGTATTATTTGGTCCATCTAATTGCCAAGCACTACCATCCCAGTAGTATATAGTTCCAGTGTAATGACTTACTGTCATATCATCAGCAACAATATAAGCATGATTTGGTTTCATACCAGTTATACTTGCAAGGCCACCATTTGAAACAGGTCCTTGTATACTTCCCTGGTATTTCAATTCAGCTCTTTGTGCATTAAATACCGGGAATACATGTCGTCCATCAAAGTTAAAGAATGAAGTAGTATATGTCATTGTAGCATTTGAGTTACCATTTGTTTGATAACTTGGTGCCGGAACATTTACATTTTCATATTTAAAGTCATTTTGGACAGCTGTTAGAAGGTTTCTTGCATCTCTTCTGGTTAAAGCGTCATCTATATATTTATAAGTTGCACCAACATATCTCACAGTATCTTTACTTAATGCAATTCTATTTTGACCAATGATATCTGAAGCATCCTTAAATTTAGGATCTGTGTATGTTGGTTCTGTTTTAACCTGTAAATATTTCGTGTCGTCATACAGTTGTGTTTTATAGAACATATCTGCAAGACCTTGAACCTTAGTAGCCTCAACTTCTGAAGCAATTCCACCAAGGACCTTCTGACCTGGATATTCACCGATTACTATATCTTTAACAATTCTACCTAAATGGCGGTATGATTTAGCAGTTGGTATTCTCTGATCTTCAGGCAATCTGTAAACTGAATTCCAGAAGTAGAAATCTGCGTTCCATCTTGAAGCAGTGTTACCACCAAAGTTCATATCGAAACTAAATGCATCAATTAAGTATTCAGTATCTCGTCTACATTTTACTCTGTCATAATCAAGAACAGTAAAGCTAGAGTTAATAAAGTCTGTTATATCAGTAGCAAGTTCTTCTGAATTATCCATAATCTTAGTTTTAGCACTAACAAGTGGAGCAGGGACCCAAGTAGTTGTTGGAGCCTCAATTGCAGGTAACTCATCAGTATCATTAGCTCTAATGACATTTTCAACGTAACCCATTAATTCATCAACTCTTGCACCTTCAGTAGCAGTTGCAGCAGTACCATTTGTATCTTGTGGGAATATTGAATATGTAGTATTTGCAGAATCAATTTCTTGAACCACATTACTCATCACGGTACCTAGGTAGTCGTAAATTGTTGCAGTTTGAGCTCTTGTGTCAATCGGTAGAACAGATATTCCATTTTCAAAATAAATGCCTGCAGATTGTCTTGTAGCAAAGTTTGTTCCATATTGAACATCGTGTGAAACAGCATCAATAAGATAACCGATATCACGTCTACACTTGGCATCTCTAAATGATAATCCATTATGTACATTTGAAAGGTAACTAATTATCTTTTCAGATATATGTACTTTACCTTTTTCGATTATTTCTTTAGCAACCACATAATTTTGACCTTGCCATGTTTGGTCAACATCAATCATTTCTGGAATTGTTGTACCGACCTCAATATTATCATCAACAGCATTAGCAACAATCTCAGCAAGTTTTCTTGCAGCAATTGAGGTTCTAGGATTTGCACCATGTACTTGCATATCCTGGGCTTCAGTTGTTTGATAAGAATGTAATCCATTCCAATATTCGTATTTCGTTACTATATCACCTGTGTAATATTTTCCAGTTCTTGGGAACATTGTAGTTGTGATTGATTTACCACCTACAACATGTTCGACCAATTTTGCCATGTGGAGGAATGCATCTCTTGAACCCATTCTCTGTTCAATTTGTAAACCAGTATTTACAGCATTTTCAAAATACATACCAGCTGTTTGTACTGTTGCAGCATTACCACCATATTGGATATCGTGTGATATGGCATCAACAATGTAGCCAGTATCTCTTCTGCACTTCTCTTCACTATATGGTAATACCTCAAAGTATTTAGCAAGGTGAGATAATACACCATTTTGAGCTGTAGATTTAGTATTTTCAATTTCACCGAATGAAGCTTGATTTTCTGCAGAATATGTAGTAAGAGTTGGCATAGCAACTGGAGGACTTAATAACATTGTTCCAGCTTCAATTGCATCAGCAACAATATTAAATAATCCTCGAACCTCATTACCTACAGGAGCACCAGCAGAGGCAGCACTAAAGTCCTGGGATGCAGCATTACCAGATGATTTTAATCCAGCAATATCTGTATCTTGAACAATAAGGTTTGCACAATTACCTAAGTGTAAATATGCAGCTACTGTCGGTTCAACTTGATCCGCAGGTAAACCAACCAATATTGCATTTTCAAAATACAATTTAGCAAAGTTTATGGTCGCAAAGTTACCTTGATGCTGAGTATCAAATGATATTGCATCAATCATATAACCTGTATCTCTTTCACATTTTGCTACATCGTAGGAATGTGAAGGTCTGTTTGCAGCAAGCCAAGCTGTTATTTCAGCCTGTAAGAATGCCTTGTTGTTTTGTAATTGAGATCTACCACTAATCCTAGTATTATTTGAGGCAGTTCCAGTGTAATTAATTACATCAGCAGCCCCTCTACCATTAGTCATAATATCTATGATTTCATCAAAACTTTGTTCAACTTTTAATTTTGCACTACCGTCAGTTACAGCTTCAATACAAAGTTTCTTAGCATAATTAATACCAGAAACTGTTTCTGTTAATTGTTCAGTTAATACTCTAGTTGTATTAGTTGTTCCAATATTATAAGCAAGTCCTGCGTATATGGAATTATAATTAGAACCTGTTAGCACATCAGTTTTAACTGCGTCAAGGATAAATCCTAGGTCAGCCTTACATTTGTCGCCATCAAAGACATAATATCTGTCCTTAATATAACCTTGAACCTCTTCAATAATAAAGTCTCTGTTTCTTTGTAGCTGTTTTCTAGCAAGAGTTCTATTTGGATCGTATGAAGCCTTAACCAATGTTGGTAATTGAGCAGTTTCTATATTAGTATCATCAACCAGGTTGGCAATAAGATTTAATAAATCGTGAACTGTTGTACCTGTTGTAGCATCAGCAGCTGTTCCATCAACATTTTGATATGGTCCTTCACTAATTGATTGAGCGTCAGCTGAAACAAAAGTATGTGGATATTGACCAGAACCACCACCACCAACATTCATTGTAATAACAGTAGATGTTGTTTCAGTAATTGTAACTGGTTTGTTATAGAACGGATGATGTGCTTGAGGTGAAGTATGGTTAGCAGCACCGCCACCCATATCACAGCTAAATGTAAATCCTTCAGGTTTCAACCAAACACTGTCACCTTTTACAAGGTCGTGAGTACCGATTGTTGCAGTGAACACACCAGTTGCCGGATCATAAGTAGCATTCGTTGGAGTGAATTTATTGAAACTAGTTGAATGATTAACTTCTTTAACAACCTTTTCAGCGACATCAGCTAAATGAGCAAATGCATCTCTTGTTGGGCCACGTTGGTCATAAGGAAGAACATTAATTGCTTCTCTTAAACCAGAAACATTGGCGTTATCGTCGTAATTAGATAGTGTTTTGAACTGTCCTTTTACCTCAAGTGGCAATACGTTGATTGAACGCTGTTGTTCATAATCAGCTGATTGAGAATCGAATCTTCTGAAGTAGTAATCAAACACTTCTAATGTATTCTCATTACCACCGTATTCAATATCACGAGATACTGCATCAACCATAAGACCAACATCACGTTTACATGTCTCAACAGCATAAGGTAATCCATTATACTCATCTTTAAGGAAGTCAATGACACCTGATTGTAAACCTTCAGTTATACCATCGATGGTAGTAACAGCACCAGCCATTGCAGCTTCAACATTACCTTCATTAATTGCAGGAAGTGATTGTAAGTTATCATCTCTAATAATTTGAGTAGTAACATTAATACCTGCCCTTGCAGCCTCACCAACTTCAACACCAGCATCTGTTAATGATACATCTTGTGATGCAGCATTTCCTGTTGTAGGAGTAACAGCTATATCTCTTACGATATCATACGCAACATTTGCAATATGTTCCCAAGTCTTAGCTGTTGGAAGTTTTTGGTCCTCTGGCAATGTAGAAATTGCATTCTCAAAGTATAGTCTTGCAAAGTTAATTGCAGCAGTATTGTAACCGAATCTTAAATCCCAAACAATTGCATCTATAAGATAACCTGTATCTCTTTCACAACTTGCAACATTATATGTTAATGTTGGGAATGTGTCAGCGATGTAAGCTGTAACCTCAGCAACAATAAATGCCCTATTATTAATTAAAGCATTTGAGCCTATAGTGTGATTAACACTTACACTTGCATCTGTTCCGTAAACAAGAGCATCAGCATTTGCAGTACCATTTGACATAATGTCAACGATTTCATCAAACGCAGCATTTGCACGAGTTAATGCAGTTCCTGTAACACTTGCCTCAGCAGCAACACGACCTTTAAGGTAGTTAATTGCGCCTACAGTTTCTGTTAATTGATTTGTAATAACCTCATTTGAACCTTTAGTTCCAATGCGATATCCTAGACCCATAAAGACTGAATTATAATTAGAACCAGTTGCAACATCTCTGCGTACTGCATCTAATATAAAGCCTGTGTCTCTGCTACACTTTTCGCCATTAAATACAAAGTATTGACTGTCTAAGTAAGATGTAACTTCTTCTTGTAGGAATGTTTTGTTTTTCTGTAATTGTTCTCTAGCATATTGGCCTTGAGAATTATAAGTGACTTTAGATACAGCATCCTTTTCAACACTTACAAATGTGTGGAGACCACCAGTTGAAGCACCTAGGTTAACTGTTACATCATTACCATTTACAGCAGTAATTGCCATAGGTGTTCTGTAATTTACGTCACCTTTTCTTGGATATGAATGTTCTGTTGCGTCACCATCTTGTGCACAAGTAAATGTGAATGAATATGGAGCGAACTCAATATAATCATCTGTTGTTAAACCATGTCCTGCAGGTAAAGTAATGACACTGTCGCCAGTTGCCGGTACAAATGTAGCAGTTGTTGGAGTAAAGTAACTTACATATGAAGCCGGATCCGTAAAGACAAGTGCATCAGAATCAATTGCACCAACACTTGCACTTACAAATGTGTGAGCTCCACCAGGTCCAGTACCAACGTTCATTGTAATTGTATCAGCAGTAACACTACTAATCATTACCGGTACTCTATAGAATGGGTGATGAGCTTCAGGTACAGCATGTTCTGTAGCATTACCATCAAGAGCACAAGTGAATACAATAGATTCAGGTTTAATTTCTACATAATCACCAGCCACAAGATTATGGCCATTACCAATCGTTGCAACAAAGACACCAGTTGCAGGGTCATAAGTAGCAGTTGTTGGTGTGTATGCAGATGTATATTTAGCTGGTTTAATATTGTCAGCTGTTGAACTTACATATGTATGAACTGATGTGTCAGTTGAAGGTCCTACATTAACAGAAATCGTTGTTGCTGTTTTTGAAGCAATCGTAACTGGTTTCTTGTAAGCAGGGTGTTGTCTTTCACCTTCAATACTGTTAGGTAGTGCAGATACAAATGTGTGTACTCCGCCACCATTTACAACAGAACCAACATTCATTGTGATTGTATTACTGGTAATACCTGTTATAGCAACCTTCTTTTTATAGAATGGGTGATGTGGTTCAGGCGCTAGATGTTCAGTAGCATTGTCGTCCATTTCACAAGTAAATGCAAATGAGTATGGAGCAATTTCTACTAAATCACCAATTTGTAATTTATGAGTTCCGATTGTTGCTGTAAATACACCAGTAGATGGTACATAAGTCGCGTCTGTCGGAGAGAAAGTACTTATTGTTGTGGTTGGGTATGTATGTTCTGTTGCGTCACCATCGGTCGCACAAGTAAATGTTAAACTATCAGCTGCAATTAATATCTGGTCTCCAATTTGGAAATCATGCGTGCCAATTGTTAATTCTGTCATACCACCAGCTGGGTCATAAGTAGCATTTGTTGTTGAGTATAACTTATTTCTGTCATTCATGATTGTAAGTATTTCATCGAATGATTCATTACTTCTGAATCCAGAAGCATTATCGTCAATACTTACCATGTGAGTTAGAGCATCATCTAAGGCAGATACAAATGTATGAGCATTAGTTCCACCGGTTCCAACAAACATTGAAACTGAAGTTCTTGTTACTGATTCAATAGGACATGGGTGGTTATAATATGGATGTCCAACAGCTGGAACAGAGTCATTCTGTGGACCACTTCCTGTATCACAACTAAATGTAACACCACCAGCAGTGAATTTTAACATATCGCCTGGTTGAAGTGTATGTGGTCCAATTTCAGCCGTAAATTTACCAGTGACTGGGTCATAATCAGCAGTTGTTGGAGTATAACTTAAACCGATACCTTTTTCAGGAGTAATTGCATTAGCAACAGCTGAAACAAATGTATGTGGGTATTGGCCAGTTCCGCCATCGCCAACATTCATTACAATAGTCGTATCAGTTACACTTGTAATTGGACAAGGTTTTCTATAATAAGGGTGGTGAGCTTGTGGTGAAGTGTGGTTCTGTTGACCACTTCCCATATCACAACTCATTGTAATACCTTCATCTGCAAATTTTATATAATCGCCTACCGCCATTGTATGAGCGCCGATTGTGGCCTCAAATCGTCCTGTTGCAGGATCATAAGTAGCATCTGTTACAGTAAAACCAGATTCTGTATTATTGAGATTAACTCTTGTTTTTAATTCTGTAATTGCGCCAGAAGTTTCTACCAACTGGTCATTAATTACGTTATCAGCTAGAGTTGTTCCACTTCTATAAGCAAGACCTGTTTGGATTGCATTATAATTTGTTCCTGTCAATATATCTCTTTCGACTGCAGGAAGAATATATTTCGTTACATCTCTACGACACTTATCAGAATCATATCTGAAGAAGTTATAGTCAATATAACCGAGCATATGTTCTTGTATAAACTCTTTATTAGCTTGTAATTGTTTTCTAGCATTAATATTATCAGCAGCAATACCGGCGTCATCACTAAATCTTAGTGCTGAACCTAATACTGAAACCGAATTTGGTAATGCCTCAACAAATGTATGTTCGTCTATCAGTACAGATTTACCAACATTAACTGTAATCTTAGTTTCATTTGCACCGATTACATCTATTGGAGTACCAGCAGCTGGGTCAGAAGCTCTTGGGTATCCAGTTTTTGCGACATTATTATCTCTGTCACATGTAAATATAAGACCACCAGTTTTTAATAATACTTTTCTACCAACTCCTAAACCGTGTCCAGAAGCAAGTGCATTTTTAACAGCTGATACAAAGGTATGAGCCTGTTGTCCTGTCGGACCACCTTTACCAACATTTAACGTAACAGTAGTTTCAGTTACAGCTGTAATTGGGCAAGGAGTATTATAATATGGGTGATGAGCTTCAGGTACAGCATGATTTTGTACACCAGAACCTGTATCACAACTGAATGTCATTCCACCTGGTTTGAACCAAATGTGGTCGTCAGTTGTTAATTCGTGAGCTCCAATAGTTGCCACCATAATTCCTGTAGCAGGGTCATAAGTAGCGGTACTTGGTGTAAACTTTGTACTTGTGCTTAGTGTGATAACTGATAAACCGGTTGAAGGGTCATAAGTGGCAGCTGGTGGAGTAAACTGTGTTCCTTTATTTTCAAGGATAGATAAAATTTCATCAAAACCTTCATCAAGTCTTTGTGTAGCAAGATATGAATCACCGTCAACAAGTTCATTGGTTTGATCTTTTAATCTTCTGTATGCAGCAACAGTTTCATTGTTTTGATTTTCCAAAACTGTTTTTGCAGTTGCCATATAATATGCGCGTCCTGCTGTAACTGAATTATAGTTTGTGTCCAGTAACATGTCATTTTCGACAGCTGGTAAAATATAATCTTGTACATCTCTTCGGCAAGATTTACTATTATAAGCATAAAATTCGCCATTGTTTTCAATCCAATCTATAAGTTCATCTTGGATTAATTCTTTATTGTCTTGTAATAACTCTCTAGCGTTAGTATAGTTTTGATTCCCTGTATCTCTCCAGATAATAGGATTGATGTTTTCTTCACCATACTCTACAACGTTATAAAGTTCTTGGAATGAGGTATTTGCACGTTCAACAATATCAGGATTAGAGTCACCAAATAGAGCTTCAACTCTACCTTGGAGATATTCGTTTGCACCTATTGTTGCATCAAGCTGTTCACCTATAACTTTAGAACTTATTGGGGAACGATATGAAATACCAGCAAGTCTGGACCAGTAGTTAGTGTCTAATGCAATATCGTATCCAACACCATCTAAAATAATACCACTGTCGCGTTCACATTTAACTGAATCATATAATGTGTAGTCTAAGCCACCTTGTGCAGTATTTGCAGATAGGTAATCAACCATATCATCAATAATTGAATCAGCATTTGTATCAATCGTATCAGCGAATGCCGTGTTACCGATAATGTTAGCAGTAGTATTTCTAGGTTGCATAAAGATTGTAGAACCTTTCGCCCTCATTGAAATATCACCGAACTGAGTACCTGAGTTGTTCAATGTCATCTGACCACCATTTAAGGCGTAGAATGCACATCTTACAAAAATTGATAGAGAACCAATACCGTTAACACCAGCTCCGTCTCTAGCAACATAACCTATACCATTTTGAGTACGAGGTGTGAAACCAAAACATAATACGTAGGTATATAGTGAATCAGTATCTAGTACTCTTCTGTCCGCGAGTACACAACCACCACCACGGCCTACCTGTCTGTTAGGGAAATCATCAATACCGATTTCGGTTATAACAGCAACACCACCGGATTCTGCTGTCATTGTATCACCAACAGCAAATCCTTGATTGTTTTTAAGGTTTCTTACATATATCTCATTATTGGTTGCAAGACTATCAACATAAGTGATAAAACCTACAGCACCAGAACTAAATTTAATTTCATCATCAACAGCAAATGTACCAGTATAAGATGGGTCAACATAGAATTGTCGGCCTAAATCAGCAAGTGTTCCCTTTGAGTTATAAGGATTAAGAGGTGGTTCAACATCTTGACGTAAGAAGTTAGATAACTGAGTACTATCTCTTAAGTAAGGTGAACGTAATAGTTTGGCACCAGGTCGATAAGCAATCGCGAATCCACCTTCTGGGAAATCAAAGTTATCAACTTTAAAGTTCTGATAACCAAATCCTTGAACATAACCACCAGAACCAACTAAGATTCCGTTATTGTTTTCGTATCCAGGAAGCAATTCAATAACTGTTGCATACTGACCAGCAGTAGAAGTACAAGAACAGTCATCCGGTAACATAAGATTACCTTTTGTATAATATGTTCCAGGACCAACAGAAATATGAACCGCGTTATTAATAGCGTTTCTGTTTAAATCTCCACCTGCTTTTTCCAAACAGAGTTCAAAAGCTCTTTCCAATGTTCTGACAGGTTGTAACATTGTACCTGGATTTGCATCATCACCAGATGCAGCATCTACATTAACTTTAAGTGCCTGGGCTGTCTTTTTGGAAACTTCATCATAGAGTTGAGCAAAGTTAATTTGTTCAGTATCACCAGTTTTTTCGTTACGAATTGCAAAGTAACTTTCTTCATCAAGTGGTGGTTCGAACTCGTTATTGAGTTCCATGTCAAAGTCAACAAGTTTAGAATTATCAATGGTACCACCAGAGAATACAGACCCGGCCATTGTACCATTATCAAAGCTTGAATTATTTGAGGAGAGTCCATCAGCAGATGAACTTCTGATTGTCATATCGGTAGCTACAACATCTTGCATTGTACCTTGGAAATCAGTATTAGATATTGTACCATCTGTAAATAAGGAATCGTCAATGGTTGAATTTGTAAGTACTACATTATTTCCAGTACCATCATTAAATTCAGATGAGGTAATAATTGTGTTATTAACTGTACCATCGTTGAATTCAGAATTAGTAATAATTGTATTATTAACTGTGCCATCTAGGAAGGCAGAATCATTAATTGTTCCTTGATTAAACTCTGAACTTGTGAATACACTATTGTTACCAGTAGAGTCATTTAGTTCTGAATTTGTAAGTACAACATTATTACCAGTAGAATCATTAATTACTGAATTAACAATTACTGAATTATTTACTATACCATCATTAAATTCTGAGTTAACCATAACAACAGTATTGGCTGTACCGTTATTGAACTCTGAATTTTCAATGACAACATTGTTTGCTGTAGAATCATTTAGTTCTGAATTTGTAAGTATAACATTATTACCAGTGGAATCTGCTATTGTTCCATCATTAAATTCTGAACTTGTAATAATTGTGTTATTTACAGTACCGTTTAGGAATTCGGATTGAGTGATGGTTACATTATTTGCAGTACCATTAAAGATCTCACCATTGATAAAGTCAGATTGAGTAATGCTAATATTATTGGCTGTGGAATTTGTAATGTCAGTATTATCAATACTACCTCTTACAAAGGTTGTATCTTCGATATCTGAATTGTCAATTACTACGTTGTCTATTCGCGAGTCACGCATTACGACGCCGGAAATAGTTCCGCCAGTAATGTTTATACGATCAAATTCCTCATACTGGATTGCCTGTACAAGTTCTTTTCTTGTAATATTTTTGGTGCCGTCGTCACCCTGAACAAGGTTAACGATAACCAATAAGTCTTCTGACCTGGTATTAGCGCCTGATATTGCACCTAGTTCTGAAATTTTTGCCATTTAGCTTTCCTTTATCCCTTATATACTTATCTATAAGACCAATTAATTGTTGTCGCTATTTACGCGACCCTCTAAATCATCTACTTTTTCCTTCAAATCTTTTATTGCCTCAATTAATAGAGGTACAATATTTGCATAACGAACTGCTTTATATGTTGTATCTTCCTGCACAAAATCATAAACAACTTCAGGTAACACTTTTTCAATCTCTTGTGCAAGTACACCCGGCATTGGTTCATCTGGTCTATCTATATAATTAAATAGGTAACCATTAATCTGTGTAACTTTTTCCAATGAGTTATTTAACCTAACTACATTTTCCTTTAATCTTTCATCTGATATAGTACCAGTAGATGTAATATCACCTACAACAATAAGGTTACCAGCTGTGTCACATTGTAATATGCCTTCATCAGCACTATTATTAATTAATAAAGATCCTTTTAACGTAGTATTACCGGTAACATCAAGCGCACCTGTAATATCAACAGTGTTTCCAAACGTTGCACCATTTGTGACATTAAGTGCTGAAGTTGCACCATTTGTAATGTCTAATGTACCACTAAAAGTTAAATCGCCCGAGGCTATATCATCAGCATCAGACCTAATAAATTGTGCTGCCTCTAAACCATCAACTGTATCAGCATCTATATCTGTTGGAAGGTCCTCAGCTCTAATTGCTGCTCTAGCACGTTCAACTGTAAAATATAAATTATTGTCACCTTCAGTAACTTGGTCAGTTGTAAAACCTGCACCAGCACCACCTATGGATATTGAACCAACTGTAAGTGTACCTGTGACCGTAGCTGCCGGAACCGTTAATAAACCAGCTGTTGAAAGCTCTAATTTAGTCTGTCCTGTTCCTGTGTCGATAATAAAGTTCGCAGGGTTGGAAGATTCCATACCTGCTTCCCAGGTAGTAGCACTGTCTGTAAAATTGACTCTACCACCAGAACCAAAACTAAATGTCGCTGCAGCTGCCACACCACTAGTGACATTAATAGCATTTTGAAAATTAATTGAAGAAGTAGTTCTTGCAGCAATATCATTTGTTCTTAATAATGTATCAACAGTTGAATTGGTGGTTGTTAATGTTCCAGCCAAAGTAGCATTACCGGAAGTAGTATCACCAGCTCCACCAGATGCTGTTATAACATCTGTTTTAATTAAATCGACTACTTCATTTGTTTTATCCAACCAATTTTGGAAGGTCTGAGTAGTTGCGATATTTCCTAACGATGGTTTAGCCATTACTTATTTTCCAATTCCTCTATCTTTTCCCAGATAGTAATTAAACTTCTTTTAATTTCAAGAATGTCTGTAGTCAGATTATCTACCTTACGATAATATGTCCTTTCAATCTTATATTTATTCAACGCAGCGACATCTGTGTTCAGTACTGCCTGTGTTTTTTCATCTTTTTGAAACGACATAATATTATCCTTCTTATGATATTGCAATTCCGCGATAGTCTCGCAGTGTAGGTGCATTGTGAATGTTCGGTGACAGAAGATCTATCCTAATAGCAAATCTTCTATATTCTGTAAATGTGCCACCTGTACTTGTGTATGTAAAGGCACCACTTGCAACACCACCTACTTTATTTGCAGCCGGTATTCTATATTTAAATTCTCTATAATCCCTAATATTTGTTGTCGAGCTAAATAAGCCTACACCCTCAAATAACTCTAATTCAGTCCAATCAAGTAAATCAAATGGTTCGTTATCGAATGCATGTTGAGCTTTTATGTAAACTTTAAAATCAGTACCAGTTGGTCTGTAACCAGTTAAGATTAATTCTAAATCCTCAGCGTCAAGGTCTGCTGCCAACTCAATTGTTTTACCAATATATTTAGAGGTTGTCGCTGGAGTATTTGTAAGATTATATCTGTAAGCTATTAATGATGAAGCCTCAATATCAACAAATGGTGTTGATGTAATATTGCTTCCATTATCCAAGTTCACTTTAATATCAAATGCCTTTGCACCAGCAGGGTCGTTCGATTTACTATAAACAACCACACCATCTTTACTGAAATGATTATTATCATTAAATTTCATTGGTTGATTGTATGTAGTATTTATTGCATCGGGTGGTACAAATGTTCCAGATAGACTTGTCTTAGAAGATGAATCAGTCGTTTTCATAATCATAGGCTGAACATAACTTAAATTAATATTATCAACACTAGTGACCGTTGCTGTTCTTCCACTATCAAAACCTATAATAGTTCCTGCAGCTGCAAAGCCTCTTGTCGAAGTAGCTGTACTATTTTCTAGTTGCATTTCGTATGGATTATTAATATTATAATATGATAAATGACCAGCCACAACTGGAATTGCCGGAGCAGGGTTCGAGGTGAAAGCAGCAGGTTTATTTACTGTTAACTGATTTGCGTTTACAATATTCGTAACCTCAAATATATCAAATGTAGTGCCTGGGGAAGGTTGAGAGATTTTAATGTAATCCCCAACAGCATAAGTATCGTCTAATGATACCCCAGTAACAGTTGTACTTGCAGCAACAATAGCAACATTCGCTTCAGTTGAACCTTGTAATGATTTTTCTTGATATATTAATTCACCTTGAGTAAATCTACCATTTAAATTTTCAACTGTAAGGAATTCATGGTCGGCATTTGTCATTGTGACAACACCAGTTGGCCCTACAAAATTTTGTCTTTTTATAGTAAATTTAACATCTTCATCTTGGTAAGATTTCCATGCAGAATTATTTGTTGAAGTAAATAGAACACCATCACCCCAGTCTTGTACAATTGCTGAACCTTGAGTATCGCCAGGAGTTAAATCACTACCACCAACCTTAGATGTATATACAAGATAATTAGGGTCAGAAGCATCCGGTTGTAATACAAATGCATATTCTTTTTCAACATCCAATCTTACTGGAGCCTCAAATGCAAATGTTGTTGCAACAGAAGCATCATCACTTACAGCTGATGTTAGTTGTGAAGGAACTTTATGTACTACACTGAAAGGTAAAATTGCAGTATCTGGATATCCATTTACGACTTCACGTATTTGTAATGAAATACCATTTACAGTACTGACACGTTTAAAGAATACATCTACCTCAGATAGGTAAACCGAATTGGATCCAGCACCCATACCTTTTTTAACAAAGAATGTCTGAGCAAGTGGGTCACGACCACGTCTTCGTCTCGCAACGTTTCTTGTCGTTACAGTAGTATTAACATCAACATTTGGAGTTCTTGTTGTGGTTGTTAAACTTGTTTTTTCAACGCTGAAGTTATATGCACGATATGTAAGGAAACCTTTTGAAGTAGAGGCAGAATCAATATTTGCAAGCGTGTCTACGTCAGCAATTTGTAATACTCTATCTCCAACATAAAATGTTTCTCTTGGTAATGCAAATACTGCTCTTAAAACACCATTCGCATCTGTTTCTACAACAGCACCTTTTTCACCATATCTTTCAACAGTTTCCACTGTATCAGCTGGTGTTCCAGGAATAATATGTGTATCTACATTTACACCATCAAAGAAGAAATAATGTCTTGTTGATGGTCTTAAACCAGCCATATAAATTTTAATATCACGACCAGCCATAAATGGTTCGAATGCAAAGTTGGTCATAAAGTCACCAACAAAGCTTACAGCCTCTGCGCCTGGTTCAACAACAATTTCACTTGTTGTTTGTGTGAAAGTTGTAGTTTCGATTCCACCACCACGTCTATCTGTTTGTTCGAATGTTTGTGTTTGACTAGTATCAGTCATTGGTATAAATTCTTGAACTGTGTCAAGAATTGTCTCAGTTAGACTTGATAGGTCGATATCAATATTAGCAGGATTAGTTGTTGTATCATAATTTCCATCATAAGGTGGTGAAATAGCACCATCGCCTTCATATTTGTAGAAATTACTTACACAGTTTCTAAAATTAGATGCATAAGGTTGATTAATAATATTAACACTTGAATCTCTAGCAACCGTTGCAACTTTTGGTAGACTTGTTGATGGGAATACTGTAGAACCTGTAGCAGTTTTATATTTTAAATTTAACGGATAAGTTTTAACTGATGGAGTTAATATTCTTTGGTTAAATGGTATAGCAGCATTAAAGCTAGCATCTTCGACATTTGATAAAGATAAATCATTAAATGGGTCTACGATAAAGCCATTTTTAAATCTGTTTAATCCATTTTCGTCTGTGATAACCAAGTTTTGAGTCTCAGCTTCCAATTGGTTAAGAGAAATATAATATGAAAGGTTATCTATTTTCTTATCAAGGGCATGCATTTCCTTCATTGTGAAGGCTTTAATACCTGTTGATTTGGCTTTAATTGCGTATTCAAACTTACCTTGTTTGGCTGCATTTAATCTTGAAAGTGCAGGGAAACCGGGTATCGTCACATTGGCAATAGCTAATTGGTCAGTATCCAAACGAGGTGGAACTGCGAATCGTTCCTCTTGTCCTTTAATCAGATTAATTTGTCCATAAGAGTCACATGCGATTACATCAACTCGTGACAAGTAATATTCAATGTCAGTTGTAATATTTTGCCCTGGAGCTGGTAGTAATGGAGGAGCACCAAAGAAAGATATTGTATAAGCACCTACAGCTGTACTAATAGTTGGAGCTGTTCCTTCAGTGGCAGTATAACTTGCAGCTGGGTCCTTAGCATGATGAGGTCTGAAATCAAAACATTCCCTAAGGTTATATCTGGTACCTGAATCCGATAGATATGTTGGGATATCAAAACTATCAAGTGTGTTTGGATAACTATTAATAGTAAAGAAATATTCGCCTGTTGCTTGTGAAATTTCAAAAACCTTTAAATTGACTGTAAGTGTTCCAGAAGGTTCTGGTCTGCCAGCAATGGATTCCATATACGAAATATCATAATATGTATCTTTTTGGTTTGTTTTTAATCTGAAACTACTTGTATAATCTTCACCAGTTGAATCCACAACACTTACAAGTTTATAGACATCTGGGAAACCTAAACTATATTTTGATATAGCAGGATTGTATACCACTTTAACATAGGTATCACTTGCAATTTTATTATGTGGTTCTACACCATTTAATGAGCCTATTAACCTTTTGTTATAGTACACAGTCACATTCGTCGCAGACGACGCGGCCGGGTCTAAGTTTATAGTTAATACACTATTGTTTACCGTTGTGGTAGTAGACAATACTGGTATGTAAGTATTGGTATTATCAACAACAAGAACATCATCATTTGTACATGCAAAATCCTCACCTGGGTCTGCATTTAATGTAATTACATTTCCTGTCTGAGTCGCAGACTCTGAGCTTCTTACTGGTATTAATGTGTCAGTTGTTGAGAACAGACTCTTTAAGCCTGTATTAAAAATTAATGCCTTTGTTCTTGACTCAATAAGTCTTGAAGGGTCTACCGAAATGTTACCAGATAAGCCTTGAACTTTAGCGATATCAGAAACTGTACCTGAAGTCAGTTTAATCGCAATTAAATAAATTCTTGTTGGTGTTACATTTATTACTGTAGCTGAACCAATGCTTGCGTTGCCAGAGTTTAATAATATTACGGATGTGTAATTTAAAGGTACAGTACCTTGAATTGAGTTAATACCCAAATAACCACCATAATTTAATGATACTGATTGTGCATTTACTATTTCTGTTGAAGAAATTTGGTCGATTTCAAACGCACGGTCTCCTGAGTTTTCTACTCTATAACCTTTGACGTAAGCCGTACCTTGTCCAACCAATGCATGAACTACAGATTCTGTTTCACCAGCTGGTATTCTATCATCAGTTTGTACAGGGAAATCATTTAAAATATAGTTGCCAGACTCTTCATATGTTCTCCTGGCCATTTCTTCACCTAGAACATTATATTGAGAAACATCACGAACTGTAACTGAATTACCATTTTGGAAACGAACAAGTGTAAAGAAATTAGAATCGGTATCACCAGTACTTGTTGTTAATGCAACTAAGTTTGGTGTCATTTTAAGTCTATCAGCACCTGGCGCATTTTCATTGTTTGAACCATTCGCGTTATCATATAGTGTATTATCTTGTAGATTATTAACTAATGATTCTGTGACTTGATAACCAATTGATACACCATCTGGAACATTGTTATATTTTGAAACAACAATTGTTTGGTCTTTTGCAAATAGGAAATGCCCTTTTTGGAATATAATACCTGGAGAGGATTGAATACCGAATGAATTTCCAACATGATTTGCTAGAGATGTAACAGCAAGTCCTGAAATACTATCTCGAGCTGAGGCGACATTAGGAATAGTAGCAGTGGCTTCAGTTGTACCAACCTTAAATTTATAAAGATTAATTGTTAAAGCTTCACCAGATTGGAACTGTTTATAAATTGTAGACGTATTTGTATAGTTAATAAAGAATGTATTTAAATCTGGTGGATTTGTTTGATATCCTTGAGCTGCCTGAATGATATTTGCTTTCAGTCCAGATGTTCCACCAACAATCTCATAAACATAATCAAGTTCTACTTCCTGACCTAAAATTTCTTCAGTTGTTCTTGTACTAATATAATTTCTTGGGTCGAATCCAGCAATATCAATTAGCTTTACAAATTGAAGGTCATCAAGTTCTGTAAAGTTACAACCTTTAACAATACTACCTTCTTTAAATATATTATCTCCAAATTGTTCTACCTGGTCTTGGAGTGTAGTTTGAAGCTGAGTAAGCTCTCGAGCTTGAACCGCAAATCCTGGCTTAAACAGAACGCGATAATATTGATTTTCTTGATCGAAATCATCAAAATATGGAGCTTGATTGAGGTTTGTGTTAATAGGCATCTTTAATTATTTTCCTTAAAATTCCAATACAAACTTAAATTCTTCTCTAGAAAGGTCTGTACGTGCAAGTGGAAAGAAATCTTCCATAAAGTACACTTCGCCTGTCCTTTGAATGTAATTTGAAACTGTAATATTATCTGCTATAGGTGTATTTATTGAAATTACTTGACCTGTTTCATTTCTAAATGGTAAAGTTATATCCAATGAAATATCTCCGTTTCCAGTATTGGCATAATTCTGGTATGGTCCCATATATTCTGCTAAATAAATTGTGTTTGCTGTTTCATCAACTTCATGAACCCTCGCAGAGAATATAATTTCGTTGTCGGTATTAAGTTGCGTTATAGTATTATTTGCTGTAACCTTTGCATAGTCATTAGTGACCACCGCGATTCGGTTATCAAAAACATCTGGCGCTGTGTTTGCAAATGAGGGTGTTCTTACAACTCCTACTGCAGAGTATGTATTAACTGCCCCAATGTTTGTATTATCTGCAGCCGAAATATAGCCATACAGACTAAAGTTTTTACATTTAAATTCGTCAATCAGATTAGTTCCGTGTCCACCATCAGGCGACATTACTGCTCTTACAATAGCTCTGATATCTGTTGTCGTAGCATCTTCCGGATCGAAATCAAAGACGGGGTCAATAATTTGTGCTGTAACATTATGGTAGCCGGAACCTTGTTGCAAAATTGTAATATTGACTATTTGTCCATCAACAATATTTGGAATAGCTACTGCACCAGTACCGTCTCCCTTAATTTCAACCTTTGGAAAGATTGTAATACTTGCATTATTACTTACACCAGCAAGAGTTGGGCCTGCTGCACCTGTTATGAGGTCTGCGCCTACCCTTATCTCAATTTCATCGGTATTGCTATCGTAGAAATAATAGGTGATTTCAAATAATCTTGAAACACCATTTGAATTTGTTGTGTAGATATATTGACCAGTATAATAATTTGTAATTGGACTAAAATTATAACCTGAATCAGCTACAATCGAAAGTTTATCACCTGTTGGACTAGCATTTAATCTTCCTTCCTCAATAGTATATCCATTATTAATTGTTGGATTCGATACAATAACATCTGAAATTGTAGAACCACCGGCGTCAGATGGTTGAATTACTGCATTGTTTGCTGTCATACCAACAACAGGAATAAATCCTAAAGCATTATATGCTTCAAATTCCAAATCACTCAGTCTGTACATGTATTTCCATACATAACCATCAGCTGTTTTATATAATTGATTTGTTGTTGTTGAATTATAATTTGGTGGGTTTGAAACTGTCGAACCATTATTGTTGTCTAAACATTTATAAATTCTATAATCACCAGTATCATTTTGAGTTGGACCTACAACAGCATAAAAGTTTTTACCTTCCAAATCCACTGTATCATCATATTCAGTATATACCTGGCCTACCTGCCAAGGATAATAAGGAATACAAAAATGTATATCACTTGATGCAATTTTCTTGCCGAATAATGTTTTTTCTTTAAAACTCATTTTTGATACGAGAGTATCATTAGGGTCAAACGTATCAACCGAGGATACGAACATATAAAAATCTTGGTTGCTGTTTATATCAGACAAAAATAGCCTGGTCGTGTCGCTTTTTAAACTATTACTTAATATTTCTGCCATGGTTAGCTCATTTGAATTTCAAAGTGGTTATGTTTATTTATTATCATTTTATGTATTCCATTTTAGGAAGAAAAGGTTACTTTTCTTCGAGGCCAAACTGAGCCTGATGTAGGTCGTCTTTTATAACTTGTTTGTTCGGTACCACCAGCAATATATTTGCCGCTTCCCATTCGTATACCCCAAGGAATATGTACTCTTAAAGGTGGAGTTCCGTATAATTCTGTTAAATCTGCACCGCCGTTTTGAGAATCACCGTCTTTAATTCTATTTACTTCATTAGAGTTATATAATTTACTTGAGGTGATATCATCAGCTGTTGGTATGCTAGAGAAATTAATTAAGTCCTCTCCTATTAAATTTTCTTTTGCGGAATTTACCATTAACTCTTTTAACTGAGCCATTGTTGGCCAAACTCCTTTTTGTGTGATATACCATTCTAAAAATATAGTGGCACAACCTGCAGCTACAGGAGCGGCACAACTTGTTCCACTGAAATATCCCCATTGGCCATCTGAATAAGTACCAGTCGGATAGCTTGTCCAAGTATATGCACCATAAGCAGCAAAATCACACATAGGTCCTCGATTGCTATAATCATCCAATAGTCTATTTACATCATCTTGTTGGCATGCAGCAATTGTAAATTGGTTAGGACCACCATCAATCTCATTCCTATTTACATAATATGTTGTACTACCACCCAGAGTTGATGAACTAAAACCATTGTACCCATTGCCGTCTAGTGAATTGCTGACATATGTACTTCCTGCGTCAACAGTAATCTGATTATTATGTCTTGGGTCTTCTGGACTTACCCCAACATGAGAATTATTACCGGCAGATTTAAAATGATATATGCCACCAGCCGAAGCGTAATTAGACATTATAGTATCAAATGTTGTATATCTAGTTTGGTCAGGTATGGAAATCATCCATTTATCTATTGTTGGCGCGTTTGTATCTAAAATAACTCTAGGTATTGCTAAATTGTCTGCGAATACTGAATAATCATCTTCCCAACCATCTGCAATTTGTTCAACAACTGTAATTGTTCCAACCATACTTCCATGGAATTCACAAATATAATAATAAGTTCCTGCCGATGATGGAGTCCAGGATATATTTACAGTTCCGTTACCAGAAACACCTGATGCTTGGTCACCACTTCCAGTAGTGGAAGCAGTTTTAATGTACATTGGATGACCGCCATTAGCATTATTTGTAATGTTGAGTGTATCGCCTACAACCAACTCAATACCTGGGTCTGGTTGAGAACCTACTAAATTTCCATTCCTATCTCCACCAGCCATCAAATAATCTGATGCGCCAGTTGCAGTTGCTGTATAATTAAATGTTTGCACAGGAAGATTAGTTGGTCCCGGTCTTTGGTGGGTTGTTGAAACTCCACTATCCTTATCGTATGTTACGAAAGCTGAAATATCTTCTATCTTAAAAAACCTTTGATGTTCAACACCACTAAATCCCCAAGCACCTGTAACTACTGTTGCATTTTTTACACCAGTATTAGGGTTAACAGACTTAGCATTGTGCCAGGTAAGAACTGTATTATATGCTGTTGCGACACCATCAGACAAATACATAACTCTCAGAGTTGATTTTTTACCCCAACCACAATATTTGCCACCGGCCGCACTTAATACACCAATTGCATGAGCTGAAAAGGTATTAGCATAACCATTTGTTATCTGGTTATTTCTTGTAGAACTAGCCGAACTATTTACAGATGACCAATCCATAGCAACAAATTTGGAATCGTTACTATCCCATTCTTCAAAATCAACATGGTTTTCAGTTCCAGCATAACCTGCGACAGGAGCTCCCGCCTCAATAGCAACTATATCAACATACTCACCAAGGAAATTACTTTTTACAGTATCATCAAATTGATATTCAGAACCCTGAAAATATCCAAAAGGTGGTGTTCCATCTGCTGTATTAAATTCACTTGTAAAAAACATATTTAAGCCAGTATGGTCTGCACCAGCACCACTACTAGGATTGAATTTTGTTCTATATGTTACGGCTGGAGTTTCATACCTTGGAGTTGAGCTAGGATATGATATCGTTTCAATAACAGTTCTTTCCGGTCCTATTTCTAAAACTTTTTCACTTGATTCTAGTATTGCAGCTTCATCTTCTGTCAGTCTCATACAAAGTAGCATGTCAAACATACTTAAGTTATCATGTACTTCCATGCCAGCTGCTTCAGTACTTATAAAGGCTGCTTCATCTGTGCCTTCTTGAAGAACTAAGTTATAAAGTTTCTTACTCATATATTAAGACTCTAATTTAAGTGCTTGTATTATACATTCTACGGTTCCGGCAGAACCACTATTATTTTGTATTGCTACGGGAACCTCGGTTTCACTATCATCAAGCCAACCTGAAATAGCAGGAGTGATTTTAAATTCTGTAGAGCCAGAGCCTGTTGCAATAAATTCTGCAATAACACCAGAACCATCTGCTGGGTCAGTACCTTGTGATCGACCTGCATCAGCTGTCCTTGCTGCTGTATCAGAATATATTCTTACCCAACATTGCTTGTCAACAGTAACCTTTTGTAATGAGAAGGATTTGCCTAGTGTAGCGAATTGAACAGAAGCACTCGAGCCACTAGCGACTGAAGATGTAGTTTCTGTTTCAGTAACACGTACCGCACCAGAACCACCTCCACCACCACCAGTTTGGTCAGCAACCCAAGCATAATCAGAACCAGTCCAAGATAAAATTTCGTTAGTGCCTGCTGCACTTGTATTTAAATGAGTATCAACATCTGAATTTGAATATGTACCTGGTGCCGCGACACTTAACACTCCGTTTGTAGCTGTAATATTAGTACCTGCAATTGCTGTAACTAAATTAGCAATCGAGTCTTTCTTAGAATTATTAGAATCATCAGCATCAACAAAACCAATGCTATCTGCTGCTACATCAAGTGTTCCACCTGATAAACTATTAAGGTCAGTACCACTTCCTCCACCACCAGCTGAAGCATTAATTGTAATTGCATCGTTGGTTGCATTGGTTGAAAGAGTTACATTTGAGCCAGCAATAAGTGTAAATGAGTCTGTCGCATTATCTGCCACAACATCTGATGAACCAGCAACTACAATAGAACTAAATGCATTTTGGTTAACATCGCCACTTCCACCAGAGCCACCTTCAGCCCAAGTATATGTACCATCAGCATTTGTTTTGAGGACGTAATCAGCTGTTTCGGTATTGGTGATATTGGCTAAATAAACATGTTTGCTTAGAGGGTCAGTATAACTTGTGATATCATTAAGGGAATTATCAGCTAGTAATTTTCTCCATGAACCGTGGGCATAATATAATGACCCAGTATCATGTGTATGTGCGACCGCACCGTGATATGTGCTTGCTGTAGGTAGGTCAGCATATTGAGAATATAAAAATGTTATTTTATGAGGCTTGCCTACTAGATCCAAATTTCCATTTGAATCGAAGAAGTTAGTAATACTACTACCACTTCCTGCCCCAAAATATATTTCGTTGAAATTGTCGTTTACTTTATCAAACGCATTTCTGAGCGGGTCACCTGTCCCGTCGTTCGCAGATGCGCCGATATTAATTGTTTGTTTAGCCATGTTGTCCTCTAATTAAATTCCTTAATTGTATATTTATATTAAGCCCCTGTAACATCTCTTTGCTCTTTTGTACTCAAACCAAATATGTAAGGGAATACTGGAGTGTTAAAATCGCCACTGGCGAATGTTAAAAAGTATGCGTAAGTTCCGCCTGGGTAATCTGGGGTAAGGCAAAATCTGCCATTGTATTCATCTAATGTTCCTAAACTGGAAACGTATTCGTGATCTTGAACAAAACTCCCAGCTGGGATTTGTGAATATGTAAAGCCTCTATTTGAGCCTTCAGCTGCTAATGTTCTCCAACTGGATAACATTTGTACCACTGTTGTTTCTGAGTCATCTGGTGTTTGATATCCGTATGGGCCATATAAAGGATATCCGTCAAAACACCAACCTAATACTTTGCTGTGTCCGTCAGTATGTCTAAAATTATCCCCATTAAAATTGGTATCATTATAATATGCAGTTCCAGAAGAGAGTTTTGTGTCCCAACAATTTGTTAAAAATGCACCAGAGTGATAATGATATTCACCATTTTGTTCAGGATGGCCTCCACAAGCATCTACACCATAAGACGCTTCATTAAAAACAGCATTAAAAGTCCAGCCAAAATTTGGAGTTTGATTTCCTCCTGGTAAATTGCCAGGGGCTGCGCTAGGATTAAATAACACTGCTCCATTATTTGCAACACCCATCGCACCTAAAGTTGTAGGAGATGGATTGGAGGTATTTGTTCCTGCTCTATATTCAAATACAAAATTATGATTTTGGTCAGTTATTTGGTTATTACCACCAAAACCTTCTCGAGCTGTTGTGCCGTCATTCGTTAACGTTGAACGACCAGCCTTAGCTGGATAAGGGTCACCGTCTGAAGTAATAGTTATCGTTGGCATATTATGTTACCGTTATTGTTGTTGTACTTGGATAATTACCATTCACATCACTAATAGCCATATCTGCTGGGTCTGTAGTTGTTGGACCATTATATCCACCACCTTTGACATGGTCAGCTGTTACATATGTTGTGTCGATTGTGAAGTTTGTAATACCGGCATCCAAAATTTGTAGGTCAGCTATATCTAATGGTGAACCATAACCATCATCATTAAATGCCCTGAAGAATCTTTGTTTTGTTTTGCCGTCTGTTTTTACTTTATAAATGAAATTGCCGAACATTTTTGAGCCGGACAAATGTACATTTTCTTTTAATAGTTTTTCGTAGCGTTCTCTGCCTAGTTTTGTTTTAATTTCGTATGAATATTCTTGGAAGAAATCACTATCTTGAATTCGTTGGCCAGATTCAAAATAATCCTGTGAGACAATAGTAGTACTATTTGTAACATTATAGACAATATTTTCCATCTGTGAATACCAAGGCTGAACTCTTAAACTTGGTCCTATAATATTATTCCATCGTGTTGTACTTGAAGCAGCCTCTGCTGTTGCGGTATTGGCTAATAATAAGTACTCTGCAGAATCACTTGCATCTATTACACCGTCCTTATTAATATCACCGAAGGCAAATCCATCTGATGCTGTAGTCGTTACCCAAGTATCAAATGCCGATGTTAAACCAGCAACACTTCCTGCAGGGTCACCGCCACCTATAACTACATCCAATGCAGTTGAAAAATCAAGTGTTGGAAGTATTTCCGTTGTGGTTGTTGTTCCTTTCTCAATATAACCGTTAATGTGGCCAGATTGGTCGGCCCAGAAACCGGATGTGACACCTTGTGTATTTGCAGCAAGAATTCCTTGAGCTTGTATTTCAAGATCCTCGTTTACAAGATTTGCAATTTTACCATGAACATAACCCAAACCTGAATTTTCAATTCCTACAGCTTTAATCTTACCTTCTTTAAATTCCGTATCAGCATCTACAATTGCGTTATCACCATAATCTCTGGCACTATAATCAACTGAAACACCAACAACAGGATATGAATCACCATTTACTAAAGCAATATTAGTTGTATTATTAAAACCATAATAATCAAAAGGTCTTACTGTAATTGCACCAAACTCTGTGTCAAGTGCAAGAACTTGTCCTTCCAAACCAGCATCATCTGGGTCATTAATAATATCGCCAACACTAAAGTTACCAGCAATACCAGGTTCTGTAAATCTTAAAATTTGGTCCTTTCGCTCGAAGTTTTTAAACACTTCATCTCTTGCTCTGGCGAATACACTATTTGTGTAATCTTGTCCTACATTAATATTATCAAAGCCTAAAATTTTTCCTATCGTAAGTGTTTGTATATCAAATGCATCTTCAAGTGGAGTAGTTAAATTAACTGGTGATGCTGTACCGGTCATTGCTGGTGGTTCAAAATCAGCAGCATTAAGTACCGTTGTTAAATGTGGCGCGATTGGGTCAGTAATTACATACGCCTGAGAAGTATTTGTTAAACCTGAAACTATAACATTGGTATTTGCATTGCCTCCATCTGGAAATAAAACACCAGGTGAGGTATCATTAAATGCTGAAACCAAAGCAGGATTAAGAGTTATATTTGTTGCACGGTCAATAGTGCTTATAGGTCGAGTGAGATCAAATTCTGCAAGAGCATTTACCGAACGGTCTATTCTTACACCAATAGTATTCTCATCTTGTCCTATAATAATACCTTCGTTGCCGGCACTATCTTGTAGTGTTTCGTAAATAATAAAATCTTTATTTGGGTTATTCACAACCAAGGTTTGATTGGAAACCAAAAGTTTTGTATTGGCTATAGTATAACCATAACCACCATTATCAAGTGTGTAATCAATTTCACCAGTAATTTTATCTGATAGTTCTGTGACAACAGCTTTACCACCTCCACCAAATTCTGACGTTACATCAAATACATCACCAATTTTATTTCCTGTTGTTCCTGGATAGTCATCATCAATTGCAATAGCACTTAATGAGCCATTTACTCGACCAAATGTTATAACCTCTCCAGCAATGTTAACAATTAATTCGTCATACTGAGTAAACGAGCCTCTTAATTCATCAATATAAATGATAGGAGTTTGAATACCATTTAATACAACAAAGTTAATTTTACTTACAGCTGCCTTTGCACCAGACGCTGAACCAGTAATATTACGAGAAATTAAATCACTATATTCATATCGTTTATCTGTCTTTGAAAAGAATATACCTGAGTTTGGATATAATTGAAGATACGTTCCTTGACTCCATTGACTATTAGAAGCCTTAAACATTTTCTTGGCAGGATAGACAATGTCTACATCAAATTCCTCATAGAAAATACCAAAGAATAGTTCAATACCAGCTGGTGTTCCTTTTCTGCGATAGAGATCTTGGATGTTTTTAACAATAAACTTAATAACATCTGATTTGAGAGGCAAGTCAGAAAGGAATTTCTTTTGGAAAAACACAATCATACTTGCTAGTGTTGTGTCTACATCTCTATATTCACTATACCTACGAGAAATATGTACGTGTTGATTTGTTTGTGTCTCGGCAAACTTATAGTAATCTTCTACTAATTGGACGAGCTCAGAACCTTCCTCCCTGTAAATACCAGGGAATTGGTGTTTAATGAAAAAGGCTATATTTTTTTCTATCTCGCCTTGGGTTGCCATAAATTTTTCCTAATTAATAACCGGATCCAGATGAACTGGAACTTGAACCACCAGTACTACCAGAATTTCTAGATGCCGATGTTGTCGCACCAGTTCCTGTATTGTTTGAGGCTGATAATCCAGTAGACTCATTTGTCATTACTACTTTTACGTCCGTGTCTCTAATAATAAACACTCGTCCTTTTGGAGCAACAACATCACTATTTTTTAACCTTGCAGTTATTTTAATTCCTGCGCCAGTATATGCACTTGCAATAAACTTGGTAAGTTTGACTTCACCAGTTTTATAATTTACTGTACCAGCAGCTGGGTTGATAATTTGTGGGTTTGAGATATCGTCTGTTACTGTCATCATAATACCAGTACCATCATCTTGTAAAAATACACAAGTTCCAGATTTATCATCAAAAACACTACTCTTAATAGCAGGTTTGTAATCTACAAAACCGTTTGTACTTTTATATGGATATGGTTTAATTAATTCTGCATCAAATTTAAATGTTGGGTTTGTTTCAAAATTTGCAACTGGAGCATATTCAATAATAGGCATAATCTCAATACTGTTACTTTCAATACCTTCATCAAGCAAATCAATCTGAGCATTAAGTTTTGATAAACGAAGTGTTGTATCAAAATTTTCTAAATTTGTGTCTGAATAACTTTGTACTTGAGCTCTAATTAAACTTTCAAGTTCAGGTTCTGATTTTTCAGTTCTCTTTGTTGAATATGTTGAGTTAACAGTAACGTCTGCATATATAAATTTGGTCTGAACAAAGAAAGGTTCAATACCTAATGGTGATTTTGAGGAAAGATAATTAATATATCCAGCAGAAAGTGAAGATGAAATAAGCGTTGTATCGTCTGCAAGATAAACTGATATGGCAACTTTACCATATTGAGGTGGATCTAATTGTTCTCCACCGTATGCAGATACAGCTGTAATTTCAGGGAATCTTTGTTTTAATAGTATTTCATAATCAGATGTTGTTACAGCACGTTCCTGAATCTGTAATGCTTTAGGAGCAAAATATCTAATACTCTCCATTGTTTCTCTATCAGCACCGCCTGCAGCAGGACTGGTAGTTACAACATTAATTGTTGCGCCTTCAAGGAATGATGTACTGAATGATGAAGCATCGTTAGCCTCTTCACCAGAACAAATACGATACCTTACACGAACATCTTCCTGCTCTTCAGGTTGTAGACCAAATTTATTCGCACCAAAATAAATTGCATATCTGTCATCAAGATATGGTTCTAAATAAAATACTAAATCATCAGGACCGACACCAAATATTGTGGTTGCCTTTGTAAACACATTTTGGTCCTCAGTGGCTTCCGCATCAACGAATACTACAATACTGTCGGTATCAACTTCACTATTTGTTAGCTGAACTCTAAGAACACCATCAGCATCTACAATAAAGCCTTCTCTTTGGAAACTGGTTAACATTTGGCCTTCGTAGATATCTACATTTTCAGCAGTATATTGACCAACACCAACTCTTTTTGCAACATATACTTGGTCAGTAACAAACGTATACGTTTCACCTTGATATGTTGCTGTAAATTGACTATATTGTGGAATCGTTATAGTGGAATCTTGAAGCGTTGGGTCTGTAATTTCTACTGTTACAGTTGCTTTTGCAGATTTACGAGACCTTGGAATATAGTTTAATTCCTTAGCATGAGAAACTATACTATTTTTAAGTACAGCCGAATCAAGAAACATTTCATTAATTGCCATATTAGTATAGAAATTATTTTGAAACGAGTTAAAAGCAAGAACATCAAGCATAGCTGATAGGTTACTACCTTCAAAATTGTAATCTTTAAATTGCGTCTGTGTCTTTAAATATGTTTTAAGTTGACTTTTAATACTATCAAAGTCAAGTTCTGTAATTGGGGTTTTTGGATTGGCCATTTTTATCTTGTCCTGTCTAAAATAACGTCTAACTGAATAGGTTGTTCTTCGTTTCGCACCGAAAATAATACACTAATATTTACGTGTGTATCGTCTAAGCCTGCAATCACACGCACATCTATAAGTTCTGCTCTTGGTTCGTATATCTCTATGGTATCAACAATATTTTCTTCCATAAGTTTTAATGTACCGGGAGTCATTTGTTCAAATAACAATTCCCTAATACCACCACCTATGTTTGGTTGCATAAGTCTTTCGCCTGGGTCAGTTAACATTAGATTTCTAATTGACTGTTTTACTGAGTCTTCGTCCTTCATTAATGCAAGGTCTTTTGATATAGGACTGACACGCAGGTCTTTATGAAAGTCAGAATATAAATTGACCTTTTTGGTTCTGGGTGTGAAAACATCTACTGTCATTGTCCTGGTATCTCTCTTATATCTAAATGAATGGATTTATCATATTCCTTTGCGAATTTAAATCCATTTTTAAGTGCCGAATCTATAAATGCATCAACATCGGCCATGTCTTTTTTAACATCTATAACCAATCCGCTTAAATGAGCATTATTTTCATTGCCCTTTAATTTCTTATTATAAGCTTTACTGGTCCAACCATAATTAATAGTAAATGTGCCACCTATTTCTTCTTGAACTCTCATTAGGTAAACTTTAACATCAAGGTCGATTCTTGTATATCCGTAGATACCAACTCCTTCCTTTTCGTCCATCCAATCGCCTTCAAGTTTTATCTTGTCATTAGCACCCTTAAATACTTGCCCACAAGGTGGTAAATCAGCATATTCAGCAGCTGTTGGTTCTGGCACATTTTGAGGTGCGTTGCCTGACGGTGTGAAATTACTTCCTCCAGGGTCAGTCCAGCGTGCCTCCAATCTATTTATTTTATCTTTCCGAACAGCTGGAGAATATCTTATGGCTCCTGCTCTTATTGCGGTCGATGTATTAATGTTTGAAATCGTTTTAAGTCTGTTTGTAATTGTTGTAAATCGCAATGTGTAATCGTCTAAAGGCTTTTTAATGTCGCGAACCAACGCTTCCACATTAGAAACCAAGGCACAGAAACGAGAAATCATCATTTGGATAGCTTCCAAATTAGGGCTTTCAAATAGACTGACAAAATAGTCTATTAATGCAATTATCTTTTCCTTAAATGTCTTTTTATTTTCATCAGTAAAGAAAGCACAAGATTGTGACGCTGCTGTCATTACAGGTTTTGCTATATTTTTATTATAAAAGGTTTCTATATCACCTATTATATCAGTAATACTAAAGTTTTCTATTGCGTCCTGAACCTCTTGGATAATATCGTCAATTACATCTCCAACTTTCTTTTTAAGTTCTTCTATAAGCTGTTTAACTAATTGCTTTTCTGCTTCCTTTGAAAAGAATTCATAAGATCTAATTTTATTAATAAACGCCAATGTATCTGCAATTGCATCCTCTATTTGACCAACCAATGTAAAGAAGGCATCGATTTGACCAAAAATTTGTGGCATTAATGCACAGAAACCACCCAATGCACTCTCATCAAATGTATCAGCATAATATGAATCCAATGTTCTGGCGAGTTTTGTTAAATCACTATTTAAAACACCAGCTGGTGTATAGTTATAAGAGTTTATAAAATCTGCAAATTCAACAATTGTAATATTACCAGTTGACCATCTCCTGTCTAAAGAAGGATAATCACCATCGGTAAGGGTACTTTGTAATGCATTAATATAATCGCTTGCTTTATATAAATCGTCACCATATTGATTGTATAAAATTCCAACCGGATTGTCTTCCTTATCGGAATCCATATTCTCAATAAATTGTGCTGCAAATACATCAATCTGATTTAAGGTATATTCGCCTTTATCATTTAAATTAACTCCCGGCCCAAGTCCGAGTTTATTCATTGTGACTTGGTCAGTTACGTCAATACAATTCGAGGTTGCCATTAGAACAATATCTCCTTAATTTTACTCACAATATCAGTTGCCTCATCTTCAATAGGAGAAACATATCCAGCAGCCCAACCCATTGCAAAATAACCACCCGGCATTATGTTAGTAGATTTGGATGGTGGTTCTGGCATTTTAGTTTGAGAGCCAGCAAATAATGCAGGGATTGCAAAATTTAATTCTGGTAAAGTAAAGAATAGACCTGAAGGTATGTTTAATGGAGGTGTTCTTCCAGGACCAGGAGCACAAGGACTTCCCGGCGCTGAGCTAATTGGTAATGGAGCACCTAATGTTGCAAAATCTCCTCTGAGGGAAGATACAGCAGTAGCCTGCACTACACCAATGGATTTAACAAACGGTGTATCAATTGTTGTATTACCAATACCCCAAATATTAAAGCCTTTAAAACCAACATTAAAATTAATATCATTACTACTTGCAGTTAAATCATTAATACATGTAAATTTCATGCCAAGGGTCGAATATAATTCCATATCAAGCAGCGATGTAATATTCACATTTTGTCCTGTGACAATAACTTGCTCACCCCCGTCAGCAACAATACTTTCTTTGCCGAAGAGATTTAATACACCTACATTAGCGTCAATTTTAACATCACCGCCTCGGATTTGAACTTGTTCACCACCATTTAGATTCATTTGGCCACCGACACCAAATTCCGCGTTACCATGCACAAGCATACGATAGTCGCCTTCTATCTCTTCTGTCTTATTACCTTTCACGTACACATGCGCGTTACCATTGACCGTAACTGTCGAATGACCAGACGACTCATGCTTTGTGCCAATGTTTATTTCATATCTATCTGCTGCAGCACGTTCAGTTACTGTACCTTTGGCATCGATTTGAATATATGCACCAGATTTATGGTTAATCATAATTCGTTCAGATCCCGGCGAGTCATCCAATTCAATACTATGAGTACCTGTTTCTATTACTCTATTATATGGATATTTGGCAGCGTATGCAGAGCCTGGTTCTGCCCAGGTATCAGATTCGCCTCCAACCTTTTGGTCGTGAACTCTATTTAATTCTTGTGTGGGAATATAAGTTTCGTTTAGGTTTTCACCAGTTGCCAATCTAGATTGTTGTGGTAAACCTATATCTTTTGGAGTCATTCCTTTTGCTTGGATTGCTCCATTATTTTCCGGAATGACACCCCAGCCTGCTGTTGCAGGGTCATGCTCTTCCACATATTGCGAAGGTATTAAACCTAAAATCATTGGGTGTTGAGCATTACGACCATCCATAAACACTCCCCAAACAAAAGAATTTAGCGGGGGTGGTGGATTATTTGGGTCATAATTTCCTTGCACACAAATTGCCCAAGGTAGATCTGGAGTTTCGATTTCTTTATTTGTACCGTGTGTGCCAAACGCACGAACTTGTACACGTCCTTCGTGCCTTTTATCTTCGATGTTTTCAACGACACCGACAAAGAATAGAGGATTAGTTAAGCCTGCAGTATCCATTATTGTGTATTTCCATATTTTATAAGAGTCATATTTGTTGTGAGAACATTCTCTTCCACTGTATGAGTGACTGTATGTACAAGATATTTACCACCCAATTGTTTATTTAATCTAGTTCTATCATCTGATATTGATATTTCTGGTAACATTACGGCCACAACATTTCCAGCTTCAATATCAAGCCTACCTTTTATTGTAGCACTAACCTTTGAAGAGTTTAAAT